GACACCAAGCCTGACACCGGCCTGGCGTCTCGAATTTCCGAAACTCTGGGGGAGAAATAACCCATGGCTTTTAAAAATACAGTATTGCAAGACAACCCGGATCTGGGCGCGGGCGAGTTCATCGCGGCCAGCCCTTACAACGTATCGGCTTTCGAGCTTTTCGAGGACGGTCTAGTTGAAGGCCGCTTCGTCAAATACGACACCGGCAGCATCGACAACCTCGACGGCTCTGCCACCCCGGTCATTGCGGGTATCGCACGGCGCAAGATCACCGGCGAAATTGGCACCGGCATTTATAGCACCAGCGGGCAAGAGATTGACCAGGTGGCCGAGGTTATTAACTTCGGCTTTGCAACTGTCACAGTTACAGACACTGCTGATCCGGCCAAGTACGACGCTGTAAACGTTATCAACGACAGCACCGCAGACGCTGGCAAGGCAACGGAGGCCGCCGTGGCCGATGGAATTATTTCCGCTGGCGACGTAGTATTCTGGGAACAGAAGGCTACCGGCGTTTGGCTGGTTCGCTTCAACAAATACCTGTAAGGGAGAAACGGAAAAATGAAACCAGATATTAAACGAGTAAAATCCCTTTATGGGGTGCAGTCTTTCGACGCTGCGGCGAACTACGCCAAAAAGAACTTTAAGGACGCGGGTGGCATCATCCTTGCGCGGAACTTGGAGCATGTTAGCGCTGAGATCTTCACGCAGGAGTTCGCCGGTCTGACATTCCTGCAACAGGGCATCGAGGTCAACAACGAGGGTGGCTACTCTACCAGCATCCGCAAATTGAAGCTGCGCACCGAAGGCGGCTTCCGCGAGTCCGGATCCGGAACCAACACCACCGGCAAGATTACGCTGAGCGGTGAGGATGATTCAATCCCGGTATTCACCATGGAAGGCGAATCTGATTGGTCTGAGATCGAACTGAAGCAGGCCGAGCTTGAGAACATCAACCTTCCCAGCCGGTTTTTCGAAGGTCATGCGGAGCTGTACAACCGCAAGATTGACGACATCGGTTATCTGGGTCAGGTTCGCACCGACGGCAGCCAGAAGACCACGGGGCTGCTGAACTACTCCGGCTTCACCAGCAATAGCGCTGTAAAGACCGCCGCTGCATCAACGGGCGAAGAACTGTTCGACGAGATTGCCGAGCTGATTACCGCTCAATGGGCTGGCGTGCTGAACGTGGACAGCTACAAAGCTGACCGTGTGACTATGCCCGCGAGCGTTTACAACATCTGTTCAACCAAAATCCTGAACTCTGCCGGTTCTGAAATGTCCGTTCTTAGGGCGCTTCAGAGCAACTTCCCGACGGTCACTTTCGGCCTGACCACCAAGTCGGAAGATGTGGGTGGCGATTCGGTCACGGTAGCATTCAGTTCAAATCGCCGGGCGCTGCAATTCCGCCTTCCGGTTCCATTGAATGTTTCCAGCGTCGATCAGCGCGGCTTTAAGTATTATGTCGAGTCTTACTTCGGCGTGGCAGGTCTGGACGTTATTGAAGACGACGCAGCTCAGATTCTAACAGGGCTATAGGAGGTTGACCCATGGAAGAGTATGATTTTACAGATAAAGTTGAACCGAATAAGGCTGTACCGAAGAAGCCAAAGAAAGCGGACAAAGTTATCCGAAATATTTCCGGGGTACGCTTTAAAGTGTATGGCCGCATCGTTCAGCCTGGGGGCGAGTACACCCCGACCGCCGCCGACCTAAAAGACGAAAAAGGAGGCAAGCGGATCGAGAACGCAATTAAAAAAGGGTATCTGGAGCGAGGCTAGGCAATGGCGGTTTCAGCAGATTTCAAGATCAGATTTCCAGAGTTCGATCCGGCAACTGTCGATCAGTATATCCCGATTCTGGAACCTGTCTGGCCGTCTTATTGGGGCGGTGATTATGCTGCCCCCTGCGGACAGGAAATCGTGTTGAACTTGCTAGCTCACTTGATAACGATTGAGATTTCAGCGGGTAGCGAGAACGTAAAAACAGCGCAGTCAAAATCAGTCGGTAACGTGTCGATTTCTTATAGCCAGGGTTACGCTCCGACCAGTGAGCGTAATGCCTGGTTGAAGACGACAAAGTACGGGGCGCGCTACCTCTGGTTGACATCTCGAAACGCGGGAGGGTTTTTCGTATGACTCCTGAGCAAATGCTTAAAAACACCGGCGCTTATCTCAAAAACCTTGAGAAAGCAAAGCGCGGTCATGTTGCCGTCGGCCTTCCCGCCGAGGAGGTTGGCGGTACTGTTTACGATGATGGCCAAACCGTGGCTCAAGTCGGAGCGCAACATGAATTCGGTGCAGGCGTTCCCCGGAGGTCGTTCTTGCGCACGCCGTTTTCGGCCAAGAAAGATGAGCTAGAAACCGCTATCGCAAAACAGTTTGCAGACGTGTTCCAGCGCGGCAAGAAAACTGAGCAGGCGCTTGGCTTGATTGGCACCGTCGCTGTTAATATCAGCAAGGGTGCGTTCACAACGCGGGGATATGGCGAGTGGCCAGACATCAGCGCGGCGACGAAGGAAGATAAGGGTAGCAGCCAAGTGTTGATCGATACCGGCACTCTACGCAACTCGATTACCTACGTGGTGCGCGGGCTATGAGTATCCTCGACGTATCCGACGCGCTCACCGAATGGGAGCGGCCAACAATCATCAAGACTGTTACCGAGACAACGGTAGACTTTCAGCCGGTTGAGACGGTCACAGCGCGCACACAGAGCTGCGTTATCCAAGTTGCCGAAAAGGAAAAGCTGAATCCGGCAACTATCGACTGGTCGCTTGAGTATCTAATGATCCACAGCAAGTCAGCTATCGACATCGACGAACTGATCGAGTACGAAGGCATGGATTATATAGTGATCGAGCGCGGCCCTTGGCACGGGTACGGGTATACTGAGGTTGTTGCGGCGGAAACTAAGCGGCCATTGGTGGTGGTCACATGAACGAATCACTACGCTTAACGGCCCTATTTATCCGCGACCTGCTAGGATACAACGAGCAACTAATCCGCATCGGCCGTCAGAATTATGACATCACAGATTTTACCATCGGCTACATCGGAGTTGATTCCCTCGGCGCGTCCAGAAGACTGGCAAGCGGCGAGAAGTACGACGGCACCCTTGAGCAGATGACATACCAGCAACAATGGATGGCACCTGTCACGATCTCGTTTTACGGTACCGACGCGTGGGATACGGCAACAACCTTTGCCCTGTTGATTCAGTCACAGAAATCTCTCGAACTTCAGGAGTCATTGGGCATTGGTGTTTTCCAGGCGTCAGGGTTGACAGATGTTAAGATGCTCACCGGCCAGCAATACGGCGAGCGGCAAGAGCTGACGCTGAATGTACGATATGCAACGTCTGCGGATGTTGAAACACTACGGATCGACACAGCAGTAACCGAAATTACGATCTGAGCATAATCTGTGATAAGCTCGAAAAAAGAAATTGACCTATAAACCGAAGGTAAACCAATGAGCGTAAGTATTAAAAATGTCGTAAATGTCACCCTCTTGCAAGGCGGTGCCCTTGCGATGGCAGACAATCCGAACGTTGTCGCAATGATGACCAGCGAGCAACAAGGCCCGTTGTCATCCGCGAGCCGCTACCGTATTTATTCCGAGGCGGCAAGCGTGGCGGCTGATTTTGGAACAGCAAGTCAGGCGTATGATTTCGCACTGTCGTTTTTTGCCACTCAGCCGAATGCCACCAACGCCGGTGGATTTCTGGTTATGGGATATTGGCGTGGCGCTGATGAGGACGTGCCAGCAACCGCAGCCAGCCTGAACGGTGCTCAGTTGTCCGAGGCGACCGTGGTGAGCGCACTACAGCAGGTAGCAGACGGAACTCTTGATGTCTCAATTGACGGCGTAACCGAAAACCTGACGGCGTTGGACTTCCAGGCGACTACTACGCTGGATGAGATTGCGGTCGTTATCGACACGGCATTGACCGGCGGAACGGCAGCGGTGGTTGATCAGCGCATTGTCATTACTAGCGCGACCACCGGAGCGACAAGCCTGATTGCTTTCGCCACCGATCCCGGAACCGGTACTTTCATCGGCCAGACCTTGGCGCTGACTACCGGATCCGGCGGCTTCCTTACTCAGGGTGCGGCGGCTGAAACGCTTACAGCAGAAACCAAGCTGGCAGGAATCACAGAGCTTCGCAGCCAAGTTAAATTTCGGGGCGCAATGTTCATCGACAGCCCGACGGACGAAGAGTCTAAGGATTTGGCAGAATGGGGCCAGGCAAATGACGTGCTGCAATACGACGTATTCGAAAGCCCGGCAAACCTGCTGGTAGACCCAACCAACGTGGTCTGGGATATCAAACTTTCCGGCCTGACTAATTACAGGATGTTGTACAGCAAGGCGGGCAACCGCAAACTGGCGGCCTCCTACATGGCGCGGGTACATACCGTTAATTTTGCGGCTGAAAACTCGGCGCTGACAATGCACCTCAAAGAGCTCTCTGTTGCGGCGGAAGAATACACGCAGACGGAAGTCAACAACGCAAAGATGGTCGGACTTGATTTGTACACCACGATCAAACTTACACCGGCTATCTTGACCAGCGGGGCTAACGTCTTCACCGATGAGCGCTATAATCTCATTGCCCTTGTTGATTTTATCCAAGTCGATATGTACAACCTGCTCAAGCTGACAGGCACCAAGATTCCGCAAACACGGAGAGGCGTTAATCAACTGATCGACCAGGCCGAGAAAACAACCCGGCAGTTTGTCCGGGCAGGAGTAGCAGCCCCAGGAACATGGTCAAGCCCTGATCATTTCGGCAACCGCGAGACGTTCGAGCAGAGTATCATCAATAACGGCTTTTATTGGCTTGCTGGTTCGCTGGCCGATCAGGCGCAGAATTCCCGCGAGGCGAGAGAATCGCCGGTTCTGCAGGGAGC